CGCCGCGTTCCGTGTCGTAAGATAGTTGCGGATAAGTGGCAAAATGGTGGGCTTCGAAGTTACGGTTCTCACCGCCAGAAACAGTCACGTTCCGGTTGACCACAAACGTCGTGTCAGCCACGGTCGCGAACCGTAGGCTTTGAGCATAGTCAGTCGTTCCGCTAGTCAGGTAGTCGGTTGAGGCGCTATCGTCCACTTCGACCCGCAACGCTTGCCCGGTGTCAGCATCGAAGGCACGCAGCCCGTTACTGTCTACGGTTAGCGCGTAGTGTTCCGTAGCGTCTCGGTCAATCCAGTGCACCGCAGCCTTATCGTCTAGCACCAAGTCACTTGTCGTACCGTACGGGTGCATTTCGCCCAGCCACTCAGCGGCTTGGCGTTTCTGCATGCCCGTCACCGGACTAAGCATCGCGTTCTCGCACGCTTCCGCTGTGTTGCTGTACCGCAAGTTGTCTGCCTGCTGCGAGACACCGCCAGTTAGATTTGGGATTGTGTCTGAGATAAGCGGCACGATTAAACTCCCTGTCGCCAGGTAACGCTGCGTGTTGTGGTGCTACCAGTGAGCATGCTGTACCCACTGACGCGTAGGTGTTCTGTCATAAGCGTGCTGTACGCAATCGCTTCGTCAATGCGGTCGCCCTGCGCCAAGCTTTCGCTACTGATCGTTTGCTCTTGGAACATTCGCGCTGCACGCAGTGTAACAAAGCGGCGCGCTGATTCCGGCATTTCGTCAAACGGTAAGCTAACGGTAAGGTTAACGGTAATGTCCTTGTCAAAATTGTACGTGTGCTTGCTGCGGTCGTAGAGCCTACGGCCTCGCTGCACTAGAGCCAGTCCTTTGTCTTGCCCTGCGGGTTCCACCATCATCGTGTTCGTGGGCAGAACGATTTCGCCTTTATTGTTGCGCAACATTTTGCGCTCAAGGTCGGTATTCCAGTGCCAGCTTTTAGTTTGTAACTCACGGCTAACGTTAGTGAGCAAGCTGCGCGCCATCAATGCGTCGACAAGCGTTTCGTCTTCCAAGCTCGATACACTGGTTTCGCCAATGTTGTTCAGTATCGCGTTGACTGCTTCAAGCTCCGTGCTTGCAATAATGGCTAAGCTCATGGTCCGTACCTTGTCTGTGAAAAAAAGGTGGACCCGAAGGCCCACCCTTAAGCGGCTTTAGGAGAACGTTCCTGTAATGCCGATGATGCCTTCTTCTCGCAGAATACCATGTCCTACTGCCATACGTGCAACTGCAAGTTGTCCTTGGCGTCGAATATCATACTCAGCCTCTGTTGCCAGAGTCATAAGCTGAACAGTACCAAGTGCTTCTCGGTGCATACACAGCGCCAAGAAATTAGACATGTTGGAACCGTACTTCGACTGGAAGTCAGGGTACTTTGCCGTGTTTGCAGACGCGCCGTGGTTGACCGCCATATTGTTGGTCATAATGATTGGCATGCCAGCAACACGCAGGACGTTAGCGTTTGCGTAGTCACCGTTTGGTGCGGTCAGAAAGTCCCGGTTCAGAATCTTGTCGTTTTGTACCAGCGCGTAATACACTTTTGGTGGTACGAAACAGTTGATTTCACCTGCGACGTTCTTTTCAGCAAACTTCTGTGCAGCCAAGTAGATACCGTCAATGATGTCGGACGTGGTGTTAGCCGTGGTGTTGGTTGCACCAGCCGCGTCAGTATCAAGATCAATCTTTTCAGCTACATCTTGGTCAGCAATACCCGCAGACGACGGGGTGATAACCTTAGAGCCAGCCATGCCGAAGAGGTTGCGATCATAAGTTTGCGCAAGTGCCTGACCCATTTGGGTAGAGAACTCAGCGCGAACATCGTAATGATTTTTTGCTTCCTCGTAATTTGAGATAAATGTGTGTGCAATTAGCATGTCGTCTATAGTGACAACTACTTCGTCTTGCTTCACATTATTACCTAGGATTTCCGTCCCTGGCGTGTGGTACTCAGCCACGGTCTTGCCGATAGCTGCGAAGGTTGCGGATTTACCTGCCTCAATCGTACGCACACGGGTGCGCTCACGCAGGACAGTTGCCGCGTTAAAGGTTGCAAGGATTTCGTTACCAAAAACCTTAAGGAAAAGTTCATTGCGGTCCGCATAAGTTGCAGCAGACCAGTCAGCGGCATTCTTGATACCAAGATGCGCCGGAGTAGCATTAGCCATTTCGATGACTCCTAAGAATGGCCGTTAAACTGAAACGGTTGTCCGAAGGGCCGGGCCGTGATTTGGGGGTGTGCGCGGTTGTCCCTTGCGGGGCCGCTCGTCTTAGTCTCCGCAGTACGCTTGACGACTAAGGTTGTTCTCTAATGCACTCCGCTGGGTCAGCGGTGTGTCTGCGGGAGAGACGTAGATGTAGCGCCACGCGCTGCACGTGCTTTCCCTAATCCTCTCGATACCATCCGTTTGCGCGCAAGCGCTGACGAACAGCATCATCGTTAAGACGCCTAGCTTCCTCGCGTGCTTCAGCAGCTTTCTTGCCAAGTAGCTCAGCCCCTCGTACCTGCTTGTCTATCGCCGTTGTCTGCCTGCGGTGTGTCGCCAAAAGATAAAGCGCCACGGCTACGCCAGCACCAAACGCCGCTAGAAAATTCCGTATTGCTTGCACTTAACGCTTGCCTTTTCGCCAATCGTCGTATCGCACCCACACTAAATACATGGAAATAAGCGCCAACGCAACTAATGCGAATGTCGTGTTGTCTTTAATAAACGCTGCGATTTCATTAGCGGGACCGATTGCAGGCGCAAGCGCAGTGGTTCCAGACACAATTGTTGCGACGGTTGCAGCCTGTACTGTGCGGCTTTGCGCTACGTTTTTGCGAACCTCTTTCCACGGGGACAGAAACAAGTTGCGTTCTGCCATCCTCCGTTTTTCCAAGCCTCGTAGCTTTTCACCACCCGCGTAAACCCAGCGCTCAAACTCATCCGCAGCTTTTGCGCGTAGTCCACTGTTGAGCTTACGCAAGAGTGTGCTGTCACGAAATGCGCCGATGCCAACGTTGAAGGTGAAGCTAACAAGCGCGTCAAATTCGTTCTGGTTGAGCTTAACGCGCACGGCTTCACGCACGGCTTGCTCATACCCAATGATATGCTCGCGGAACATGTTCCACGTGGCGTCCTCAGAGTACAGCACGCCTTCCTTGAGATCAGGAACATCGTAGGTCGTGATGCCCAAGCCTACAGTCAGCACGTTCGGCTGCGCTAGGGTGTCCATGTAGACACGACGGTACTTAATCGGCACTTCATCGTACCCACCCGGATAAGGCGTCGTGCCATCACTAAGTTTAATAGACGTGGCCGCTTCATAGTACGCAATCAGCGCAAGCCCACGGTCACTGAGTCGAAGTTGTGACATTACAGATTACTCATTCCAATGCGCCGCTCAACGTCTTCACGGTACGCATTATCGTTGCGATAGCGTGGGTCATTGATTGCCTCAATGATTTCAGCTTGGCTGCGGAACCCTTCGATAGCGGGTAGGCTACGGCCAGACACACGGCGCGTCGGGTCTTGCGCTGGGGCTTGAGCTTGGAAGTCAGAACGGATTTGGTTCATTGCCATCCGCACGGTTGCCAAGTCGTTACTCGCTAGCATGCCGTTCAAGCGCTCAATCATGCCATCATCGTAATTGCGCGCAGCAAACGTTGACATGGCGTCCACACTTTCCTGACCACCAAACTCGTTGATGATCTGTTGCCGTGTCTGTTCAGCTTGTGCCACTCGCATGTCACGCACCTGGTCCACAACAGCACGTGGCACGCCCATCTTTTCGAATTGCTCATACGTGCTGTCCGATAGCTCGCCGCCATTCTCCAAGAACTCAGTTTCCGCAGAACTAATCAGCCCGTCCATGTTGGTCGCAGACTCTTGGGTTGCCTGTTCTACTGCTTCCTCTTGTTGCTGCTTGTTCGAGCCTAGTTTCTTCTCAAGCTCTGCGTAACTACGCGCCATGTCTTCCGGCGTCTTGAATTTTTGTGGCAACCAATCCGGTCTCTCAGGCGTATCGTCTTGCGCTTGCGCTTCCGTAGTCTCTTCAGCATCTATTGCAGCGGCTTGTTCCTCTAGTGTTGGCCCTGTGTTTTCTTGATCTGGAAACGGCAGGTTGATCTGGTTCTCTGACATTATTGCGCCTCTTGTGGTGCTAACTGTTTGACTGCTTGCGGCGCTGCGCTCTGCGCTATGCTCGCAAGTTGTTGCTGTTGGATTTGTTGCTGGGCGGCTGCTTGTTCTTGTTGCAGTTGGTCAGCCGTTTTAATCAGCGAGTCTGACTTAATGCCCAACGCTGTTGTGGCACGGTCAATGAACTCGGAGATGTTCACGTACGTGTCTATCTTGTCTGCACCCAGCGCGCCGATTAGTTGCATCAGCGTTTCCATGTTGCGCAAGTCGTACTGACGACCAAACGCAGCGGTTCCTGTGACAACCGTAGGGGTAACAAGCCCGTTGGTGTTTTCGATCTGCTGTTGCTTCTCCAAGCGTGCGATCAGGCCACGGGCCAGTGGGTCTTGCAGTTCTCGGGCAAGCAGGGTGAACACGCCACCTAAGTTTTGCTCCATGTTTTGTTGCTGAAGCTCAACTTCACGCCGGGTAACTCGATCACGTCCCTCAAGATTAATCGCATCGAACAGCATAAAGCTTTGACCAAGGCGTTGCTCAATCTGGCTAGCCGTTTGCGCTGCAATGCTTAGGTCTACGGCTTTGTCTTGCTGTATAACCGCCACGTCTTGCGCGTTGCCTGCAACAAAGTCGCCCGTCTCTGCTTTAGCCAGTGAGTCTACGTCAGTGATTCCGTTCGGGTTCACAACGTAGACAACCTTGCTTGCCATTGCGCTTGCCGCCAAGATGTTTGCGGACAGACGCTCTAAGCTATCCAAGTCGCCAAGGTGTTGCTCGCAGAAACCACGCCCGTAGTCTTCCGCATCCACCTGGTTCCAGCGAAGTGCGATCAGTGGCGGCGTGTTAAGCGGCCAGCTACCTTCACTGCCCGGTACGATAACGCCTTCGATTTCCTGATACGTGTGCCAGCGGCCACCGTCCCGATAGAACTTCGTGTAAACCGTCACGTTTTCTTTCGGGTTCTGGACTGTAATTAACGATAAGATTTCTTCGTCAAGAACAGCGGGTGACACGGCTTCCTTGATTACAGCTTCAAGCAAGTTCCCGCTGTCGTCTCGCATGACCACGTACTTGTCCAAGCTGTAGACACGCACGCCACCACTCGACGGAAGGTACAGCAGCGCGTTACCCGCCACGATCAGGTGCTTAAGCGCCTCGTGAATTGCGCTGCGCATCCCGCTTCGCTCAACTTCAGACATTACTGTGTCTTCGATAGCGTGCAGGTCTTTGTCTATCTCAGTCGCCGCTCTTGGATTCTGCGGGTCTTTCTTGCTTTCTAGCAAACGTTTCGCTTGCGCATCCGTTGGGACCAGCCGGAAGAACGGCATGTCTGGCGGCAACAATGCAAGCAGCAGACGCGCAGCCAAGTTGTTCACACCACGTGAGCCAACGCCTTGGTGCGGGGTAGGGAGCCGTGTGTCACTTGTCGTGCCTTCGGGCGGGATGAGATACGGGTGCGTGAGCGCTGAGCATTCGCGCGCCCGGTCAAGGTAGCTGCGCCGCAAACTGTCAAGCGCCTCGTACCGTTCTGCGCAGGGACTAGCCAATGTTCAATCCAGTGTAACCAGTGGTGTTGATTGGCGGCGAAACCTTAGCATTGCTTGGCCGCTTAATCATAAGCAGCGAACGAGACGCCACGCCTTTCTTCCCGCCTGCCATAGCGGGTGCCTGCTGTGTTGGCCCCATCTTTTCCGTTGGTGCGGGTGTAACCGCTGGGGGCTGCACGATTACCACGGGCTGTGGCGGTGGGGGTGCAGGCATGGGGGGCATAGGTGGGGGTGCAGAGTTTCTACCGCCAAGACACATGGCTCTAACCTTTCATGTTTTTCGCTAGCTGTTGGTCGTAAAGGTGACGCAAGTGCGACTGCACTTTTACTGCGCCAACAGATTGCCAGACCTCGCGTTCGCTCCATTCGATGCCTGGGGCTTTGTCAGGAAAAACTTCCGCGAGGTAATCCAATAATTCTTCGGTGATAGCAGGGGGTTTGTTAGGCACCGCAGACACCTCCCTTGCCACCGATCTCGCAAACATCATGGGTCTCAATAAACGTGATGCCTTGCTGATTCGACGCTTCGCTGTAAGGCACAGCAGTCAACGGCTGACCGCCACGTGAACCGTCCGCGTAGAACGTCAAGCCTCGCAGCTTGTCCGCGTAACGCGCAACCAAGTCCACGTAATCGTCAAGCGTGTCTTCGTTGTTAAGCTCATGGCCCCACGCTGGCAGGTTCACCGTGCTACTGATCGACTGGTCCACGTATTTCTGCACGTCCGCTTGGAATTTTAGCCTGCGTTCTGGTTCTGCTGCCAAGTCCAGCGCACTTTCAATCTTGTCAGGGTCCACGCCGTAACGATCAATCACCTCTTGGGCAGCGCTATCGACAACGTACTGGTATTGCCACTGATTGTCTGGACCCAGCCAGCGGCGCTTGTACGCAACAGCAAAGAGCGGCTCGATGCCCGTGGTCGTGCCAGCGAGGATGCCAATGCTCCCGGTCGGGGCAATAGCGCGCACGCCCTTTGGCCGCGAGACACCAAGAGTTTTGGAGAACGCGGTCGCTTCCGCATCCGATGCGGTCTCGTATACATCTAGCCACGAATGCAATTCATCGTTCACTTCGTAGTTATACCCACGCGCCAGCAACCATTCGTGTAGGCCCATGATTCCAAGACCCAGCCTACGGTTTAACTCGCGAGTGCGGTAACATTCTTCATACGGCAAAGCGCTCGCCAAAGTACCACACAGCAAGAACTTTGTCACAAGGCGGGTTACGTCCTCTAGTTCTTGCAAGTTTTCGATGCGGCTGAAGTTGAGTGACGCTAGGTTGCACACGTCGTGCGGCGTGTCGATGTGGCTTACTACTTCTGTGCACGCATTACGAAGCGTTTCGCCCTCATGCTCAAACATGTTGAAGCTGAATCCAGGTTCGCTCGTCCGCAACGCTTGCTCGACGTTCTTGCGGAATACACGACCAGGTTCACCCGTCTTGTAATACTCTTGAACCCATTCAGTGTCGTAGTTGACGGACACGTTCATCATGTCTAACGGGGCGGGAAAATTAAAGTCTTCAGCCTTTACGTCTGCGATTGTTTTCCCCGTCCCAGCAATAGGCATGTCGTGCCAGTTCTTTGCCGCCAAGAAATCGTCTATGTCGCCGTGTTTCCAGTTCAAGCTGCCGTACATGGCGCTGCGACGGTCTCCACCTTGGCGCACCTGTCGGCCAATCTCATTAATCATTAGCGCCTTGCTTACTGCGCCTGACGCTACGCCACCACTGCGCTTCAGCGGGGAACCCTTTGGTCGGTACGCGGAGAAATCAATACCGATGCCGCCACCCATCGTCAGGCAAAGCTCTGACCAGCGGGACAGATTAGCCCAATCCTGACGGGTGTCTTCCGTTGCTGCTAGCAAAAAACAGTTATTGTATGCCTTCCATTCCTTGTTCGCGTTCGCCAAGTAGCGTCCACCAGCCAACCATTTGAACTCGGTCATGTACTGCACAAGCTGGTCTTTGTCGTCCGCAGGCATAAGGTCGCCACACACCGCGTCCACTAAAGCGCGGCACAGCTTGGGCCATGTCTCTGCCCCTTCGTGAGCGTATTTCTGGTTGAAAATAGTGGTAGCGAATTCATTACGAAACATCATTCATCCCCAGTTCTTCACGTGCGATTTCTTGTTTGATTAGGTAGTGCAGATAAAATTTACATTTCAGCAGGTCTTTAAGCGGCGACCCTTTGTGTTTGTATCGGGTCAGATACTTTATGCAGTTTGCCTGCGCTGGATTCATGTCGTGCGACATGATGTAATCCAGGCACTCAATGCCCTGCGTGTAGTGGTCGGGGTGGTAAACTTCTGTGGTGCCAAACTCTGCGTCTGGTGCGGCAAAGCTAAGCTTTAATTTTGCTAAGTCGGCGGGGTCCAAAGATTTACTCCTGTGTCCAAATCGAATTCAGAAAAGGAACGCAGAATGTACGCAAGACGTGCTTGCGTCAACGCATCGTTTGCAGTTTCGCCAGCTTTTTCGTACGCGGAAACGACAACCTCCCATCTTTCTAATGGTGTCGTGCAGTTTTCTAGCAGACGCGCTGCCCGTACCTTGCCTAAACCTGGCACGCCGGGGTAGTTGTCGGTGCTGTCACCTGTAATGCTTTGGAGCATGTGGTTGTAATTGGCTTCGTCGGCTGTGACCTCAATCACCTCGCCCTCGTTCAAGTCCAAGTGCAAGCCAGGTACGGTGCGCAAGTCCTTGTCGATGCTAACGATAATGCTGCCCGGTTCACTGCCGTGCATGCCCACTAGGTCATCACCCTCAAGGGTAGGCTTACTGAACCCACCGTATTTGTCTGTGCAGTACCCGCGCATGTACGACCAGCCAAGCGGACGCCGCCCTTTGCGGTTAGCTTTGTACGCTGGGTAAAGTTCTTTGCGGTAGTTGTCGTGGTCTGACAGGCAGAACAACAGGCTTGTCGCTTCTGTCTGGTCACGTATTGCTTCGGCCAAGTTGTCAAAGACAATCTCAGCTTCCGTTGTGCTTAACCAATCTGTGATAACAACGTCGCCAAATATCTCATGTTCGGCTGGCGTGGTGGCGGCGAGACACGCTTGGTAAACCAGCACGTCCGCATCTATAACTGCGCGCAATCAAATGCTCCTAAGATTGCAGGGGTACGCCTCGCTGTAAGCAGCAACTACTACAATTTCCAGCGCCGCATACTCTTTGTCCAATAAGTCATAACGAACTAGGTATTCTAAAATTACTGCGTGCGTCTGCTGTACGTCTTCGATGGGATGCGCTTGGCAAATCTTTGGTTCACCATGCGCCAGAACGAAAGCAGTGTTTGCCCCCGCAATAAGTCCGTTAATGTAAAACCAAATAGGATTGACTAGCCCGTCATCTACTGCGCTGTTTAATGTCGGTAAATAAAACTGTGGGCCAGTAAGATACTGAGCGCGTGCCGTTGTGGGGAGACACACTGCAAACCAGCAGACCAACAGGGACAAAAACCAACGCATTACATTTAGTGGCTCTCACTCCAATTATTGCCCACCTTTACGTCACAGGTAAGCGGTGCGCGTATCTTAAAGAAATCATTTGCTTCGCGCAATGCTTGCGTAAGCGCATGCGAAGCCTCGTCTAAATCTTTGTCGGCGCAATCAAATTGCAGTTCGTCGTGCACGTATAGGACCAAGTTACAGTCCAAATGTTTCGTGAGTTCCACTGCACGACAACACCAGAACTTAGCGTAACAGCTAGTGGCTGACTGTATAAGGTAGTTAAGGCTCTTGTGTTCACTGTCGATTGGGATGATACGGCCATCCAGACTGCGCAGTTGCTTAGCTTTCTTCGCGACCTTCTTTGCCTTCTTAATCAACGCGTCCAACGCAGGGAGTGCAGTAAGTAATCGCTTGCGCACCACCGTACCATTCTGTCCCGCCATTCGGCCAAGCCGTTCGTCACCTGACCCATAGATCATAGCGAACACCACGCCCTTCGCCCTGTCCCTGCTGATACCCATTGCGTCTGCATTCGTTTGGTGCGCATCGCCTTCGGCCAGAATCTTAGCATACGCCCCTTTGTCATACGGGTGCATGTAGTGCGCCAGCATCATTAGCTCGGCTTTGTCCAAGTCAGCGGCTAGCAGCTTGCGACCAGGGCTTGCAGTAAAAAGCTCCCGGCATTCCTTGCCGTACTCGCTGCCCATATTTGGAATTTGCTGCATATTTGGAGCTACCGAAGATGTCCGAGAAGTTCTTGCCGAATTAGAGATCACACGCGCATGTATTCTACCGTTGCGCGAGTGCTCAATCCAACTGCGAACCAAGCCCAACCGCTTCGTTAACATAAAGCTGCGTGCTAACAGCTTCGCCGCTGGGTACTGGTCGCTAATACCATTCAGAATGCTCTCGTCCACACGTGGTAGCTTGCCGCTTTCAGTCATCACGCTTGGCTCCCAGCCTTGCGCTTGCAGTACCTTGGCGATATGCGCTCGGCTGTTCGGGTTGAAGTGCACCAGCTTTACCTTTTGGTACTCACACCCTTCCGTTACGTGGGGCTTGTTCTTGTACGCCACGCTGCGCTTCGGCACGACAAGCGGACCATCCGCCTCGTACCAAGACCCGAAGGTCTCAAGCATTTCTACCTCGATGTCGTCTACCGCACGCTGCAAGGTTTCTTGCAAGCGCACTGCCTTGTCTTGATCGAAGGCAAACCCGTAGGTTTCCATATCACGACACACGCCAGCGAACTCATGCTCTAACTTGTTCGCGTCTTCGCTGATACCAAGCTGCGAAACCTGTTTGTACAGCCGTGCCGTTACGCGGCAGTCGTTAAGACAATACTCCGCTAGCTCGGCGTTGTACCCATCCGTCCACTCGCCACTGTATTCGCCCTTGTTCAACCCTAGCCGCACGCCCCACGTGTTAAGTGCGTGGCTACCTGGTCTTGCCCGGTGATCTAGCTCGCGCATTTCCTGCACGCTCCACTTAGCAAGGTCACGCTCTGCTAGATCAGGGTATGCCAGTCGGCTTAAAACCAGAGTGTCAACGATTGGGTTGCGTGGCTGGAACCACGGGTAAAGCTTGCGCAGGGCAGGAAGGTCAAACGCCACGCCGTTGTGAAAGACAAGCACGTGGTCTCCCATTAGAAACCGCAAGCCGCTCTCTACATCCAACCCGCAGTCGTGTTCGTCGCCTGTGTCTATGTCCACCCAGCACAACGCTGTGCAAACCGTTGGGTCTAAGCTGTCAAACTCTCCGTCCACCGCAAGTAACATTTGGTGCAAACTCCCGTAAATAGTAGCGCCGCTGTCTATGCCCGGTCCGAAAGGCCACAAGATCGTAACCGTCCCGGCGCAGAGCGGACCACGCGTTGCTTGGCTTACGCCACCAGAACCCCATCTGCACTAGGTCGTCTGCGGTCAAGCCAACGCCTTGCTTCAGCAATGAGATAATCCCGTCTAAACAATCGAACTCGTTTTCAAGACGCCTGATTTCTTCGGCAAGCTTGTCTTTGAACGGAGTCCACTTAGGGCGATCATATGCGTACACGCATGCAAGATCATGCACGTCATAGAGCAAATCAAAATTCTGCTGGCGCTCCCTGTTCCTCGACAAGTAGGCCACGGTCTTCATCATAGCGCAGTAGTCCCGCGAACCCTGTCTGTCCGCACCATCTATTTTTAAGAACATTTACTTGCACCATATTATCTACGACCTCGCGGTCTTCGTCTTTATATTTTTCGATGCTAATAATGGCGTCACTTAGTTGGCCGATAGACCCACTGCCTCGAATGTCACTGATACGCACCGACGCAGAACCATCAGCATGCTCACCGCCACCCGTTGCCTTTCGGGTGTGGCTCACCATGATAACCCCGACGCCGCACCCTTCGACAATCTGACTGCGAATGCGTGTGGTGATAGCGTCAATCATTTGTCGCTCGGTTAGGCCACTGCTGTCACTGTCAAAGCCTAACGTCGTAGCAAGGGTGATGTGGTCAAAGATAATCCAGCGACACCCGGCACCCGTCGCCAAGAAAGCCATACGCTTTAGCAAGTCGGCACTGTCTGTCGAACCAAAGTGGTCAAAGATAAAGCAGTTGTCCTCAGTGAACAGCTTCATCCCTTCCTCAACTTGTTCCTGCTTCGGTATAACATTGGCCTGCTGATACAGGGGTTGCCCAATGTTAATTCCAATCAACCGCTGCAAGGTTTTCTTTTTGTTTTCTTCCAGAAACATTATCCCAACGGGTTCGTTGTGATTAGCTATCAAGTCCCAAGCCAGGTGGCTAGCCAGCGTAGACTTGCCGATACCCGTGCCTGCAACAATGGTCCAAAGCTCGGGACGGTAGCCCTTCAGCTTGTCTTCGATGCAGCTAAACATCGGCTTGAGGCCCGGCTTTTCTTCCTCAAGCAACAAATGCAGCAGGTCACGGGCAGCATGGATGCCATCAGGTCGCCACGGTGCCGCCCCTGTGATTAACGCACTGAGGTTTTGCTCGGGTCCACCTTTAACCTGCACGTCGTTTGCGTCTTTGAACCCCTTGGGCCAGCGAACCCGACGCACAGCCACGTCCTGACCACTCGTTGTCAACGCCATCGCCAACGTCTCAGTGGCTTCCGCACCGTTCTCGTCACCATCAAGCGCTAAGACAACGGTTCCCCAGCTTGTCAGGTAGTTCCACTCAGACTCTTGGCGCAGCACAGTCTTTGCGCTGTTGCTACCTTGCGGAAGCGAGACGCAATGGTGGTCTTCCAGTCGCAGAGACGCGATGGTCAGACAATCAATCTCGCCTTCCGTAATCACCAACGTCTTGCTCTTGTGCGGTGCCTCAAGCCCTTGCCCGAAAAGCGGCAAGCGATCTGTCTGTTCACCTTGCACGTAGAACTGTTTGTCTGGCGTTCGGACTTTGACGCAAACCAAACCCTTCGGCCCGTAGAACGGAGCGATGTGATTGCCTTCGTCGTCAACCTCATATCCGTAGCGCTTCAGCACTTGAATGTTACGCAGTTCACGCTGCGGTATGGCCTGCACCTGACCCCGAGTAACCGTGCGGCGCACAGGCTCAATCTCTACGACCTTGCCTGAGTCAAACCAATTTGTGCGCTGACAAGAAAAACAAAACCCGTGGTCTGAATACTCAGCGTAAGCGTCACTACTGTTGCAACCATCCATCGGACAAGGCAACCGACTGCGTAGTGCGCCCTCCCGTTCTCTCACCTCAACCATTCGTCTGGCACCACCTTTTCCGCCCAAGTAAATCCATGTTTGGTAGCCCACTCGCCAGCGTTTTTCTTTTGTCTCCCCGCTGACGTGCGCGCATTTGCGAACAGCCATCGTATGTCTAGCCCTGGGTACTGGCGCGCAATGAAAATCATTTTCGCCATGTCCTCTCCCGTTAGCCGCCCCTTGGCCTCGACGTAAATCTGTCTGTTGCCGGGTAGAAGCAGCACGTAGTCAGGTGTGTAGACGTGATGGGTCGCAGGCTTAATCCAAGTTAGCTTGTCCCGCTCGCGTTCGTAACGGAACCTGATACCTCTCGACACCAGGTCCGTTGCGATGCGTTCTTCAAACTGAGAGCGGAACCCTTTGATTAACCCTTCATCGTCGTGAAGTTGTCCGGGATTAGAACTCGGCCTGGACCTCAGATTCCGCGACGTACCCACCCGAGACTGGCGCGTACTCGGACCCGGCGACGAACGCCCCTTCCTCTTCAACGGCATCGTAAGTTCCCACAAATTGTTCAAGTTTAATGAGCTGGAAGGAAGCAGGCTGCACTTGCATGAAATGCTGCCCCCCTTTCTCTGTTGACCGCAGCAGAATTGTTGGCCGGATGATTGACCCGTGACCGAGCATCAGGTCGGGCTTCACCGGGTGTCCCCGGCTATCGAAAATCTTTGGCTGCGCCCACTCAGACCCGTCTTTGTTCTGGTATTTTCGCGCCGTTCGCACCACGCGCAGTTTCTCATCAAACTCAGTGACCCGCTCAATCTTGCTGTCCCGGTCAATGCCCCAGCTATCGAAGGCCGTGTTCCAATCATCCTGCAACGCTTCCCATGCAGCTTCGGGAATGCCGATAGCAACTTCATAGTTTCCCGTGATCTTGCTTGGGTTCAGCACGTTATAGAACCACTTGCGCTGGACGTTGTTCATGAGGTAGCAGCGGCCAAGCATAACCTTGCGTACTTGATACGCCTCAGTGATAGGTTGAATTGTCATCGGAATCATCCTCGTCTTCTGTCATCATAGAATAAACGACGTGCAAGCTCAGCAGTTGCGCGATCGCATGCACCTCGTCAGCGTCCAGGTCCACAATCGTGGCACGATCAAGCAGCGCCAGTTGTTCTTTGCTGGACTCAACGTTCTCAATCTTTTCAAGCTCATGGCTATCGTACAGACACGCAGTGCCATCCGTACTGATCGACATGCTCAGGTCGTCACTAAGTTTAATTAGACGAAGCCGCATGTTCTCCGCATCCGTAGTCGTTAGGGACTGATACGGGGCTAGGCCATCTACGGCACTCGGTCCGCAGCGTTTGGTCGCCAACCTTTCTTTCGTAAAAGTGCTTGCACGTTTCACAAGTCTTTGCCTTTCTTTTGCGTGTTTGTTTGGGCTTAGTGGAAGAAATAGTCGCTTCGGGTGAGGTCGAAGGGGATGCTTCCGGTTGCTGGCGGCTCGGGGATTTCCGGGCAGAGCGCTTGCCACTCGCCGTAATGCCGCTCAAAAATTTCTTGGTCGTGGTATTGCTTGAACCACTCATCTTTCAATGTCCTTATTGTTTGCTGCACGGCGTTAGCGTGGACGCCAATGCAATCGTGGATAGGCACAACACTGGTCACGGGCATGGTGTCTGCGCCTAACCTAGCCAGTACGTTGTGGAGAAACCCGGCCTCGTAGCTGTGCACCAAGGCAACGGGCAGGGTGTTACGCATTTTGTGTAGGTCTAACTCGTTGGTGTCCTGCCAGTACGTCGGCTTGTACAGTTGTTCACCGATCAGCGTTTCAATCTTGCGCTCACGACGGGTCCACTTCGCCATCTTTACAGGCTGACCACTCGGTGAAACCCAAGACACAGGCAGGTTCCGTTTGCCAAACGCACCGCCCACCGCTCGCAACCACTTCATCGCATCACGTGTGCGGCTAAGCCGTTCTTCGTACGCTAGCCAGACAACCTCGTTGAGCGCTTTGCTATAATCGTACGTGTTTGCAAACGGCTTTTCGATTTCCCCGGCAACGCTGGCCCCTACGATTTCGTCTCGCAGTTTGCGGTAGGTGCCTAGCTTTGTGCCACCGTAGCCACCCGGCATGACGACACCCTTTGCTATGCTGCGTGGGATACCGTTGCGCGCAATGGCTTGGCAAACTGGTGTGCCTATCTCACGTGCTATTTCAACAGCGCGCTCAGCAATCTTGGAATAAATGTCAGGTCGATGTTGTGTAGCAACCAAGCCAAGATCAGCGTAAGCGTCACTATCCCGCAGCATAGAACTAAAGTGGCTGGGACCACTACACGTCTGGTCCCGGTAACAAATGTAATGGCTTTCAAGCGCGTGGCCCTCCTTTTTAAACGCGTCGTACTCAAGGGCGGCACGCAGGGCCATTGTTGGAGCCTCTTGGTCTAACCACTCTTGAGATTTCTTATAGTCCGCAGCGACACGACGAAGCATCGCATCGTTGTCTTCTACCCACGCCACTCGTTCCTTCAGCGTGGTCTTGTCCTGACCCCAATCGTTAGCGATTGAGATAAACAATTCTTCTACGGCCTCGTCCCCGGCCAAGGTCTCGGCGTGTGCAAATTCCATGCAACCACGCACACCTTTGTTAGCTTGCGGATTAAGCACCGGGCGGTACATGATGCGCCCGAAGACACCCATTGCCGCTGGCATGAAAAACTCTTTGCCCTCGTACATGTGCATGTGCACGTCATTGATTGCCGCAGTGCTACGCCGGGGCAGGTTCTTGGTGCGCTGCACCCGTGCTGTCTTGAGCGCTGCCCGTGCCGCAACACGTGTCTCGGTTACGTCCCAAACGTCTTCCGTAAACGTAGGCTTCTCGATAAACGCAGGGTACAGTTCGCACGGAATGTCTTGTTCGATCACCCAGCGGTGCGCTTCAAGTACGGTCGGGTTCATGCGGAACTTAGTGCGCTGCACCAGGTTCACTGCGTCCACCATCTTGTTCAGCTTCACGTCACCGTGCAAACCTGGCCGCTGGCTCAGACCAAGTAGGTCACAATCCTTGCGCGTCCAGCCACGCACTAGGCCGCGCTTGCCAAGCTCAGCGTACCCGCCACCCCACGGCATGTTCACGTCCCAATCAGCAGGCACGTCCACCATAGGAAGGGGCAGCATGCGGCGACGGGCAAACTCGTCAGCCAAGTCTCGGATGTGCATGTACGCCACGTCTCGCAAGACAACCCAAGGCTGATAGTGACCACGTGGCGTGAGGCGTTTCTGAATCTCAAAGATGTTAGCGGTCAGTTGCATCAAGTGCCACGCCGCACAGCCGATTGCAGCTTGCGTCAAGCTGATCTCGGGCAGTGGCTCAAACCCTTCGATGCGATCAATGATGCGCCTGACGTGACGCCGCTTCACTTTGCGGTTCGTGTAGCGCTCACGCTTAGCCCTATCTATGTAGTCATAGGCGTCGATTTTAAACGCTCGCATGTACGCTGACTGACGCACGTAGTCTTGTATGCGCTCACCGATAATCTTAGCGTACTGGCTGAAGGGCATGCCGTGAAGCCGACGCATGGTCAGGTTCATCGTTGTCCCAATTATGACCGACGCTATGTCTTCCGCCTTGCTTGCTTGGACGTAGTGCGCCAAGGCCCATTTACCTTTGGCATAACGTCCTACAGGTGGGGCTTGCACGCTTAGTCGTTCTAGTCTAGCAGTCAGGTCCGCATGCAGACCCCCGGCTAAGTGCTTCAGTGGTGGCAACGTAGATGCGTCACCCGACGCCATGCGCCCGTAGAAACCACTACGCCAAGCACGCTGGCCGCGCAGCTTCATCTGCCTGTCTAGTTCTTGCTGTTCCGTCGAAGCACTGCCCGTGCGTTGCGCTTCATCATCGCGTTTAATAGTCGCGTTCATTTTTCCTGCCCTGTGAATTGCTTACAGTCACGTTTAGGCAGGCACCGGGAAAAGCATTCGTAATGCGTGGGTCGGGTGTTCGAGTCACCTTACCAGCACCACTTTCCTAGTGCCTACCAATGCACCCCTACTAATTAACCGGGCGCTCTGTCAATCGCATAACGTGCCGTGGCATGAGATAAATCACGGCTTGCTTCAAGGTGACTGTACCGTTCTAGCATGGCGAGACTCGCCCAGCCACCCCACTGCTGAAGGCTCATCGTACTCATACCTTCACGTGCTAAGCGAGTGATGCACGTGTGGCGGCAGGCGTGCGGCACGAAATCTTTTTCGTCTTGCAAGCCTATCGCTTTCTTCGCTGGACGCCACGCACGATAAAACACGTGGTGATCTTGCGCCCATGCAAACGGACCCGCATCGTTGGCGTAATGCTGACGCCCAAACTGAATCGCTTCAGCAGCGGGTGGGAACAGGGGCAACGTGCGTGTCTTGCCTGTCTTCACAGTGCTAGCCAGGAACGTGACATGGGAGTCGGTCACGTGGCTCCAGGTTAGCTTAGTGGCCTCGCCGTAGCGCGCCGCTGTGTACAGCAGGAAGTTAAACAGGTGCACAAACTTAGCGCCACGTTTAGCTAACGCTTGCGCCATTTGTGCTTCCACTTCCACGCTGATTTCGTACTCACGTTGCCGGGTGTGGCGCGTGATGTTTACCTTTGGCGGCGGCTGCGTGCGCAACCCCCGGTCGTAGGCGTACGACAAGACGCGGTTCAGCTTAGCGATGCGATGAACCACCGTGCCATCAGCGGCTTGGTCATTAATCATGTCGTCCACCAAGCCGTGAATGTCAGCGGCGGTTAGGTGTTCGACGGGCATGGGTCCAAGGTGGCTTTTAGCTAGCGCGTTAAGATGCTGACGCACGCCACGTTGGTCCCGGTGATGCCGGAAGACAACGCCCCGGCACTGTTTAATTACACTTTCCAATGTCTGCATTAGTCACTCCCTTAGTTCGGGGAAGACGCTGCGTGCAAACGCCTGCCCTTGTTGCGTCAAGCTAACGATCATATGCCGCCTGTCCTGCGGGTCTTGTGTAAGCTCAACGTAGTTATGTTTTCGGTCTCCGAATTTACTCCAATAACTAAGCGCACGGCTGACGCTGGGTTGGGTGACAGGAACACCCTGGCTAACGTCGGCTTGTCGGACCCAGCGGTCGTCACTTTCCATAAGCAGTTCCACAAGGCGTACGAATGTAAGCACTTGCGGCAGGCTCATGTACGGGTCAGCAACAGCGAACGCATTAAGCTGCGCTGCGCATGCGCGGACGGATTTCTTTTCGATTTGCATTAGTGTGTCTCCCAAGATGCGATGCGTAAGTGCATGCACCTCTCCACGTAGAATCGCAGAATCACTGCGTCAACGCTCGTCACCGTGCAGACCGAAGGTCGTTTCAAATTTGTGGACTGCTTGCTTAAGACCAGACAGAGAACGAATCAAGTCCTTATCAGAAACATTTATTTTAACTTGCTCGTTATCCGATTCGAAGACGCACGCGTGCAACACGTCCACATAAAAGGACACTTCGTCGTAGCACTCAGTCAGCACGTCTTCGTGTGTCGTATCCAGACCAATCATGCCGCTCCCCATGTCACCCCCCACCACAACAGATAAACAGTGATTAATGTCAGCAACACGACCACATATAGGCGTTCACTCATGTTGTTTGTTCCTCCCGCACAGTCGTGTGGTCCCGCTCGTACAGAATGCGGCTCCGTTTGTGTTCGTCTGTGATAGTGATGCGGCGCAGGGGCGGCTGACTTGGATGCTCCCGCAGAAAAATCTGTGCGTGCATGAAAGTCTCAAGCACTTCGGGTCCAAGCACAGGGGACACAGGCCACGCTCCCTTACAGACCCACCTTGTCTGTCCACCAGGGCGGTGCCACCCGTGGTGTGCGCTAATCAGTTGCACCTTAGTCATGGTGTAAGCGGCTCCGTTGTTCATGAATGAGGTTCATCACGTCGTCGGGTAGTGACGCCCACGGCACGCGGTAGCAGCTACGACGCACCGCTTCGGTGTCCCGGCGTGGCACCCGGCGCAACTCAGCGGTTCCCGCACGGGTGAACACGTCCACCACGTCAAACACGTAGTCGTTTTCTTCTCGGTCAAACCACGGCTCAAGCCAGACGGTTACAAGGTTAAACTTGCGGCGATGCTGGACGGACCAGACAAAGCCGGGTGCGCCGCGCAAGGCTAAGCCCTGCGCACGCTTCGGAGTTCTCAAGTTTGGGTTCAAGTTGTTTTCCCTTTAGGTTTACGTGCGTTTACGCATGCGTTTGGTCGCAAGCGTAGTCGGTTGAAACGATAGGCTTACACAGCGACACAGTATGAAAACCGCGTTCAACTAAATTGTCGTAAAGCGCACGCGCACTTTCCATTGAATCGAAGGCTTCCCAGCTAGCTGTTGCCCCGTCGTCTTCTACCCAAGTCACGATAAAAAACATTACGCATCCCCTTCAGAAAATAACGCGAGTTCTGAAAATAGCTCACTTATTTCGGCTAAGTTATCGCGCAACAATATTGCTTCGGTTAAGTACGCGCAGTCTTCTTCAATGTTTTCTTCTTCGTATCCCGCATATTCAAAGCGGTGTTGCTTCACGTTTTCCACGTGGTCAGACAAGTGCTTGCGCAACAATTCCGAAACGTCTTTAGGTGACAAGTTAGGGGTCAACATTACGCTTCCCCCCTTGCTTCAGCCTTACGCTTGGCTTTTTGTTCGTCCGCCCAAATTAATAACCCACGCAAATCGCGCACGTTATCGCGCAACGATATTGCTTCGCTTAAATGCAGGCAGTCGCTTTCTAAATCATGATCGCTGGGCACTTCGCACTCGAACGCTTCTTTTAAATTCTCCACGTGTTCAGCGAGATGTTTCTGAAACAAGTCTAAAGCTTCGTCGGCTGACAGATAACGGTGGTACATTACGCATCCCCCATTACTGCGGCGTGCGCTTCGCGCAGTGCCTTGTCAGACAGTGAATAGAAGACTGCTGTTTCAGACGGTGTGTAGACTAAGAGTGACGCCCACTGTGTGAACCCCGTCGTGCCTTGCACGTAGTGGTCACAGACGCGGTTCACGTCTTCAATGATTGCGCGCTTTTCTTCGGGTGACTTGTCATTAAACCACGCAGGCAAGTCGTCATGGTCAATCTGCATTTCAATTTCACAGATAGGGAAAGCGCCTAAGTCTTCCGGTTCACTGCCGTAATACTGACTATCAAAGCGCCACGTAATGCGCTCAAGGCACGCGTCCCCTAGTACGTCTTCCATTTCTTCCGGCACAGACAACCCTAAGTCACGCGCACGCTGTGCGACACGTGAATCATTGTCGTGATAGGTCCAGTCACCTTCGTGCGCCAAGTGCGTGTAACCGTCCAGCGCGTCTTCGTGCGTTGTCTCGTACTCAACGCGTGCGTCTGCAATTTCGTTAATCTTAGAAGCGAGTGCTTCAATGCGGTCTTCGTACAACATTATCGTTCTCTCCATAGTTAAATGCGCGTGGACGCATGTGTTACGCCCACGCATGCAGTTAGTGACGCGTTTAGGTGCAATCCCATAGCTCAAGGCACGCGTCTTCAAGCTCGTTATTCTGCCCGAAGTAAAGCTTCACGGGTTCTTCGCCTAACCAATAGCCTTCTACTTCGTTCGTCATGGTATTGACGCAGATGTTAGGACCGCCAAGCGCTACCCATAGGCGCGCCCCCTTAAACGTTTTGTCATGGTGGCAAGTCCACTCAATGTCCAGCACGTCTGACAACCACGCCCACGCGCTGTTTGCTTCTTCGTAGTCTTCTTCGGAAGCGTAGTCGCTAGGCGTCAGCCCGTTTGTCCAGTCTTTTTCCCGGATAAGCTTGCGAATGTGGTCAACGTGTTCATAAAGGCTAGTCATCACGCATCCCCCCCGTTAACCTGCACAGAATAAAAGAACGGGAACCCGCTGCTAACGTCACAACCAACGCCATAGCAACGGTCATGATCCAGACCAGCGCGCCAACAGTGCACAATCTGCGCAACGGTTAGCGGCGGCGCGGTGAACCCATAAAACGCGAATTCGCGTTGCATGTGGTCAACATAGTCGCGGCGGTCAGCGTGGCGTGCGCGGAGTTTCATTTCGTAAACCATTACGCTTGCCCCCCGTAGTACGCGGCGCGGTGCGCATTGTGGTCAAAGTCCAAGTCACAGCGATAAATCACTTCGACACAAAAAGGCACGCACGATGAAGGCTTAAAGACAGTGATTGCGCCAATATCCGCACTAGGGCGCATGATGCTTTTCGCATAGTCCACCGCGGCGTTGTTATCGAAGCATTCAACCGTGACGCGTGCGTCTGGTTCTAAATCGTTGTCTTCATAGAAGACGTGAAGCTCATACTTTGTCATTGTGTTCTCTCCTTAATGTTAGTGACGACACCGCATACATTGCGTTATCGCTGATTGCTTACCTATTTGCTTATTTGCATTAAGTCAACAGTTAACCTCAACGTATTCACTGCGTAGACGCATATGAATGCGACCAGGCAAGCGACCAGGTGAACGGGCAAGTGAACGGGCAGGTTAAGCGCGGTGGATACTAAGAGGCACGCGCTAACCCTTACGCATTAATCTACGTGAATATGTTGCTTCAAGTGCACTGAATCGCTGCACAACGCACTAACAATGCGTAGTACACCATTGTAAACGTTAGGTTTTTCCGTGGCGTGGCGCATAATCGCATCGTTAACAGTGGGTAGAGGGGGGGTCACGACGCGGTTCTCTCTTAGAACTAGCGTTCACATTTTTGCAACTAATTCGATTTGACATGCGAGAAAAAAACGGCTAGCTTGCGTTCACGTACTTAATGCTTCTGCCCTTGTAAAAGCACACCGCGCTTTATACTGGCGTAGCAAAAGCACAGCGCTTCTACAGGCGTATGCTAGAGCACAGTGATTAGTACAACGTAAGTTCTTCCAAAATTCCAAATCAAAGAGAGTAAGCATAAAGCTTAAACATAAAGCTTAAGCATTAAGTGTTCTTTGCTTGTGTTCTTTCTTTGGCAGACTTTCAGTGCGCAAGCGCGGTGTTCTTGCTACGCCCGTATAAGCGCGGTGTTCTTACTACGTCTGTATAAGCGCGGTGTATTACCTTGAGAGATCAACCCAGCGGGGCCGGGGCGCGTTCTTACCCGCAGACTTCATGAACTTGCGTAGCTCGTTGTCTAAAGCTTCTTGTTTCTGACGGGCAATACCCCTGGCTTCATCCACGGCCATCTGTTCGGACCAGTACGCGACTGCGATGCTAAGCGCGTCGATTCTGTCGTCGTGTCGCAGTGCGCCTCGCTCGGAGGTCAATCGCGTCATCTGGTAGACAAGCATCTTGCTTAGGCGTTGAGTGGACTCGTAGGCATTGGCGCTGCGGTAATCGTTCTCGATAACCTTGGGGTCCACGACGAGCTTGTGGCGCATCATGACGGGTTCCAAGGTGTCAATCATCCGGCGTTCTTTCTGCTTACTGTGCCGTACCTCTTCGACTAAGCATTTGTGAGAACGATGAAGGACCGGGCGGAAAAGCTCAGTGAACATACCGTCCCCAAAGTTACTCTCCGTTATCACGGCGTTGACCTTGTTGCGTTCTGCGATGTTCGCCAAGAGTGTCAGTGTGTCTTCGTCGTAGCCCCCCTTGAGGCCACCGCATTCGTGAACGAACAGGTAGCCGTTGAGCATCTTAACCACTGCGTAGCCTGTTTCGTCTGCCCCCCGTCCGCTGGGGTCAATCGCCATAACGCTCCCCGTGTACGGGCTAGTAACATTGCTGACGGCCATAGGTTCGTACATGCCGTCACCTTTCATGCCCACGTTAGGCAAGTGGCGTATCATGCGGTCGTCTATCGGTCCCCACGTCAGGCTCATTGGCGCAGTCTCAGGGTCTAACGGCATGAACAAAACATCACGCATCTTTAGAGGATAACGATCAGCATCCGACATGCTTGTGCTGAGTTGGAACTGCAACGCAAACCCAGCTTTCCCGTAGCTCGCTTGGCGTTCTGCAAGGTCTGTCTCGGAGAAGCGATCAGGGTCCACCGTGCTACCTGCGGGTATGTCCAGGTCACTGACGTATGGCGCAAGTGTGCCGCCGTAGCCAACTTCCTCGTTCGCGCTGGGCTTCAACGCAGGCCAAATCCGCGTGCTGTACCCGCGTTCTTGCAGCCGCGTATACAGGCTGTCTTCCGTCTGCGGTGTCCCGAGGTAGATGATGCGGCCACCAGGAGAAAGCACCGAATCAAACTCTTTGACTAGCTCGCTGAGCTTATCGCGCATCAGTTGAGTCGCGCTGTTGTTCGGCACTTCTACGTCGTCGGCAATGAGGTAATTGCAGCGACTTCCGGTGATCGTGCCAGTAATACCGACGGATTTACAGCTAGGGGCGTGGCTGGCGACTGCGGGGCCAACGTCGAAGGCTACCTTGCTGTTTCTCTGGTCAGGGCTTGGCTGCAAGTGCTGCGTAATCGGTAGCTCAGAGATAATCCGCTGGGTGAACGTGGAGAATGCGTCGGCACGTTCTTTACTCGCGGACACAACTAATACCTTAGCGTTAGGGTCGTTAAGCCAAATCCACGCAGAGTAGGCGCTAGTGACGTACGATTTGCCGACACCGCGAAATGCTTGAATGATGCTACGCTTAGGCCCGGATTGAATGTAGTTGGCTATGTCGTACTGGACAGGCGTGGGGTCGGGTAGTCCGATATGGTTCCATACGAGCCAAAGGAATTTTCTGAAGTCTTTTTTAAATACGTCCGTTGACAAGTTCCATGCGCCTGCGTAAGTATTACTACGGCATTGATGTTGTGCCGCTTCAGTAGTTTTGCATCATTGAGTCCTCCCAAGATTCAAACTCCAAAACCTAACCCCGCGATTGTTCTCTCCGTCGCGGGGTTACTTTTTGCGGAACCCACCTGTTTTGTTTTTCATCTGCTTGTACGTTTTAGCAGACACGGTGCTGTTCTTTTTGCTGCGGCTTGTACCCGCTTTTTTCCTGGCGTTCATATTACGGTATAGGCTCATCGTTAACTCCTAGTTAAACGTTGCGGGGGCTTCATCGTCAAACTGCGGCATGCGTTCCATGAGCTTGCCCAGGTCATTGTCTGGCTTTGGCACTGACTCGATGTGATTATCCTTTAGAAACTTTGCGGCCACGCTTAGTTCTTGCGCAGTCGCTTCGCCTGACTCGATACGCACAAGAAGGTCATGCGCAAGCGCATTGTGTAGGTCGTGCAGAGTTTTATCGTTATCTACCATGTTATTCTCCGAGGTTCTTACGCACTTGCATGACGACGCCTAGGGCCAACATGCCGAGTGCGAACAGGGTCATGCTGCGAACTACAGTGGTCCACATAGTTCGCTTAGCGCTGCGCCAAGACGACAACAGTTCGCGTAGGTCATGCACGTCTTGGCCGCTTTCGTCGTCGTTAAGGTTTAAGCGCCGAAGCGTTTCATCTACGGCTTGCTTAGCAGCACGCTCTGCGATTGCAGCGATTTCCGCTTCAGTCACTTGCACCTCCGTTATCCAGTGAGCTTACGCGTAGCCGCAATGCGACCCCACAGGCCCACAGCCCCGGCCACAAGTGCTACGCCATCGAGAATCAGGCTGCTGATTTCGTCCTCAAACGGCCCAAGGTCAACGCCAAGGTTACGTGCTGCCACGCTTCCAAGCATGACCAGAACGGCCCATACGGTTTTGCTGGCGTACCAGCTTTTGCTATCTGTCATCGTCTTTGGTTCCTTTTAAAGTTTGCTCTGATAGTGTTCCGCGAGGGTCAACACGCCAGTCGTGGGGAGGGCGTTATTGTCCACCAGTGACCGCCCGGTGATCCCGCCCCAGCGCCGTGTGGGTTTATCGAGGTCGATGGTTGGTGGGTTGGCCCCGGTGTAGGTCGCAAGGCTCGCGTCGGAGATAGCACGGGGCCAGTAGGTGAAGCGGCGGATATGGCCGTTCATGTGCGCGGTGGTTCCCTGAGAGCCAAAAACTACTTGCGTCACGGAACTGGTCATCGCCGGGATCGTTCCATGTGTCGTCACCGCACCGTCCACCGCATAACTGCCAGTAGTGCCATCTGTTCTCGTGCCTATCTTTACAGACAACGGGACTGTCATGGCGACGTAAGCATCGCTCGCACTACCATTTACGTCGTCTCGCCACTGGAACCTCGATCCGTTCGTGGGGTCTAGCATCACAGCATGGCGAGGCGTGCTGCTATTGTTGTTATTGATTTCAAAGAACCGAGCGTAATCGTGGGTTGGACTTGAAATCGTAGCGTCAATCATTGTGGTCATTGTGCCCGTGTCAAACCCAAAGATACTCGTGGCCAACGTGATGTCGTCGGCTGTGCGGGTAGCTGTGCCAGATGTCGCCGTGTTGGGAATGTGGCTTGTTGCCCCTTCGCCCTTTTCCAACTGTGCGCCCCACACCAAGATGTCAGTCCCGCCACTCGTGGCCTGTAGGATGCGGAAATCTAGCGCGGCTGACGCGTTCGTATTAGTGCAAGTTCTTGTGACGACTGCTCGCTGCCACTCTGACGTAGCGGTGAGATCAGGCAATGTTATAGCCCCCACGCCAGTTTCCACTAGAGCTAGCCGGAAAGAGTTTGGCGACGTCGAAGAGCCGGGCGTAGCTTTGTAGTACACGCTGGCCGTGTAAACGTCTCCGGAAGTAATGTTCAAACTGCCGATATTTAGGTTCACTTGTTTGAAAGACCCTCCACCAAAGGCGAGCCTGTTTGCTTGCGAAGTCCCGTCTGGCGCTGTGCCGTGGTCGTCAGTCACCGTAAAACCGCCCGAGGTGATGAAGTAGCCAGCCCCAGTCCCCCCCACGTTGTCAGTGGAAGTCATCAAGTTCGTCCGCTCCTCCTCGACCAGTAGACCCAGCGGGTTGCCGGAGGCGTCAAACTCGACGCGGGGGACTTGGGCTGGGCTGGCCGTGCTGGAGACGTACTGGCTCGGCGACCCCGCGACCTCAAACTGTGCGCCGGAGATTGTCACTGCGCCAGTGCCAGCACTGTCGTAACTGCCGCTCGCAGTAACGAAACTCGTGCCCACATCTACGAAAAACTGATATTTGTAACTTGTGTAGGCTGGATCACCCACCGTTATGCTGAAACGCCACCAATCACCAAAATCCTCGCGGGTCGCCTCAAGTATAGGAGGTTGCGTTGAATTTTTGTCGATCAAGCTGTAACTACCGTCTTGTGGCTTGATTTGCAGGTCAAGAACGCCAGCGGGGCTTGTTCCTCCAGTATTCAAACGCAGGAGACAGACCTGATCTGTGATTGTGTTCGATTGTTTTTTGATGAAAAGGCTCGCAGTGAACACGAGGTTACTAACGTTAGAGACCGTGCATTCAATACGTGAAAACGCGGTACTCGTGTCGTCCTTTATCGTCGTAGCGCTCGTCCCGCCAAACGGGTCCGCCTGTCCAGTCGTGAG